AGACTGCTTAATCTGGGTTATGTCAACTTCAAATTCCTTTAATTTTATCTCAGCTTGTTTTTCAGGCGGTAGACTTTTGATCGCGCTCCGTACATCGTCACCGGTTGCATTCGTTGGCAACTTTTCATCCTCTGGTAATATCTCATTTACTAGTCCAATAATTGCTCCCGCACCAGGGAAAGCAGTACTAATAACGGCAGAACCAACTGTTTTAACAATATCCCATAGACTACTCATGGTTTTGACCTCACTAATTCTAAATGTGGTAAATCATGGAATTTTTGGTCTAGCATGTTACCATCACCATTCCAATCTCCACCCCATATAAGTTTATAACCTAATTGAAAGGCTATACCTTGATGTACTCCAGCTAAATAAGCAAATGCCTTATAGACGAACTCTTTAACTTCAATTTCTTCTCTTCCCAACTCTGTAGCGATCTTTTTAATTTGAGTCGGATCTCCGGATAAAGCTCCCCATTCCCTAGTATAGGGCCATATATCCACGGCATCAGACTTTGGCTGATCTTCTGTGATATTATGCTTGGAATTTGGCCAGCGTAAAGTTGAAACCTCGATATCATAATAATGATTCTGGAGTTCCATAGTTCTTGAACCTTCAATAATGGAATAATCAATAACCCTAATTGACCTATTAAGGATCTCTTGAAGCTCGTCACAGCATGTAACTAACCTTTTCATCGATGTATTTCCGAACGATGGCATGCACCTATACTCTGGGCCAGCCCGCATCAACGTCATAAATATCTAATGCAGATTCGTCTGCTATTGCTATTGCATCAAAATGGTCTTCTAGTGAATTCAATAAATCACTGTGTGCAGTCGTCAGTGCATTTGACAAATCTAAATGTAGTTGGGTTGTTAAATTAACACGGGTACCATCAGCTTGTCTTACTGTAGCCCCGACAGGAATTGTACCTCCGTTAGCAACAACACCGGCAAGTAAACCTAGATTCATTTTCATTCGTTCACTGTTATTAAACAAAACACCCTTTATAGTAATCTGAACTGAATCTTCTTTTTCTACAAATACTGCATTAACTTTGTTATTGAAATCGGCGCGTCTTTCATCTAAAATTGCAGACCTGTCATATGTAAGTTTTAAACCATCCCAAATTAGATGATCAATGCGTCCACCCGCTGGAATAGCGCTTTCCTCAATTATACCAAGAGTAGTTATGCCGTTATTGTTGTAGGTTATTTCTAAAGCAGCAAGAAATTCATCCTCGGTTTTACCCGTGGACTCCCATTCAACAGGCACGGGCTTGTATGGGAGCACCCTACCATCTTCATGTTGAATCATTAAAACTTTGCTCATCCTTTTCTCCTAACGTATTAAGGTTGTAATATTTCTAGTATTGTAATACTGGTAACACTACTGGTGCCGTACCTAGATCCCGAATCATTTCCATTTATATGTATGTCACTAGCCCCTGAGGGGCCGGCTCTCATTTTAAATACAATTGCAGAAGTTGAACCCGCAACTATTCTATGTCTTAGTGTTGTTGTATTTAATGCAGTATCATTTGCACCAAGACCGCCGACAGTCTCTAACGCATTTGCAATAGAATCTTTGAATAAGGCTATTGAATAATTCACCCCCCCTGATACAGAACCAACATTAGCATGAAATATTATATCTAATAAATTACTACTATTTTTAGGAGTAATAGTCGCAGTTAAAATTTCCACACCTTCTGTATTTTGAGGAATAGTATCGTCCAATGGAATAATCGTGCTAACATTTGCCACATAAGTATTGATTGTATTTTCTACAGTTTGAACAATCGGGTTTAATTCCGTAGCATTTATTTCATCTTGTCCGATACTACCAGCAGCAACCGATACACTGGTTAATATAAAATCACCTGAACCCGTTCTATATGTAATTGTATTTCCAATACTAGTGGAAAAGTCACCGGCAGTTAAACTAACTACATTTTTAACCCCAAGGCCCGCAACATTAACAGTGGCAGTGGCTAAAGTGTTAGTATTATCCGCAATGAACCTAACTCGCATCCCATCAACATAGGCTACGGGTCCCTGTTTAGACCCTATAACCGTTAATACATATACATCAGCAGCGCCACTATCAGTGTAAAAATCCCCGTTGGCGGAATATTCTGCTATACCTTTGCCGAGTTGATCCTGGTCTACATCATCTGGAGTTTGACCCGTTCCAGTGATAACGTTATTGACTTCTTCTACAACGTCACCACCACCATCAATCACGAAATCATCAGCACCAGAACGGAATTTTAATACAATCCGTAGACCAGATACGATATCACCCGCCGCAGCCCCTGTGATAGTTTTCAATCCAAGAGTAGCAACATTAATTGTAGAGGCTCCAGTGTTTGTGTTTCCAGGTAGAAATTCCACTGCCATACCATCAACATAGGCTGTAAGAGATTGCTTAGATCCAATTGAGGTAAGAACATAAGCATCTGCCACACCACTATCGGTGTAGAAATTGCTGTTTGCCACATAATCTGCAACTCCCTTACCAACCTGATTCAAATCAGCATTAGTTAAAGTTTGACCGGTGCCCTCGATTACATTTTGAAGTTCACTCGGCACCTGGTTCCACTGACCAGCAGTTAAAACGCCCCCAGTAATTTTATCATTAAGGTCCTCCATTTGTAGCTCCTCTTTAAGTTATAAAACTATTGCACTTATTTTAGATTTCATATCATCAAACTTGTTCAAATATAACATCGCAATTAGCAGGTTTCAGATTGTTGAATAGGCACTCTAAAACCGCAATCTCGTTATTCCCAAACGGTAATGGAAACGTGTAGGGAAATTCCTCCCCCTCCGCAACATTAAATGTCACAATAATCGTAAACCTAGCGTCTTTGCTGCTGTTAAAAAGAATAATCGGAAAGATCATTGGGAATACCCCATTGATTGTCCCATTCCGGAGGGTAACTACAATACCAAATAAAGCCGCGAAATCAATAAAATCCTGTGCTGTCTGTATTCCCGATGATGCTAATTTAACTAATATATCTCGTCTTCTTTCATCGAGTGTGCCAGTTCCGAATAAACATTCATCCGGAATACCTAATGCAGATTCCCATTCAGCTATAAATTTTACAGTCTCATCGGGTAAAATTTGCTCGCAATACTCTTTAATCAGACCATTTGTACGAAAAAGCTCACCCGACATACCACGGAGCAATTTTCTAAATGTACTATCCTCTACCCCTTTTGAAGCAAATAAACAGCCCCCAGGTAAATAACGTGCTAGGCTACTAGTGTATTGCTCTAGATCTCTACGATTAGCACCTGCCATTAGCTGAACACCACATTTCCACGAGTCCCAATATCGCCAGAACTAATGGCAATATCCGCTGAGGGTGAACTTAAATCAAAAGATAAAACAACATCACCGGTCTCTGTGTCCACACTATTGAATATTGCAGATCTATAGGCATCTTCATCAATATTTACACCAACAAACGTGTTTTCAGCGTAGAATACATCCAAATTAGCTATAACCGCAGCTTGCATAGTTGACGTATTCGGCGATAAGGAAGTAAAAGTGTAATCTGTTATTACCGCTGTCGGAGCAAATACACCCAAATCAACATCACCATCGGTATTTGCGGGTGTGATTTCCAAGATCTTGTTTTTTACGGTCGTAACTTCGGAACCTGATGGTATAGGGTTATCGTCATTATCTCGCATAAAGAACACTCGAAGCGTACCAAGTGGAACGATAACCGTTGAAGTAATTGTACCTGTTGCCGGTGTAGAGGGTGTACCTACTATTAAATAATGAAAAACTGTCGTACTTTCAACCAATATTGGTTTATCGGTAACGTTATATTCAGTTTCCACGGCCCCCGCAATTGTGACCAATTGCCCACTACTAAAATCCTGCGCAGCGGTTAAAGTTGCAGTAGCAATATTTCCAACCCTGGTAATTGATGTTATAGCGGCAGTACCAATAATAGTTCCGGCCGATTCAACAAAAACTCTGGTAACTCCAGCGACCTCTTTTGCTTTGTCTTCAATATCGGATTCATTGAAATGGGCGACAGGGTTTTGAATTCTATTCAACATGCGTTCACGTAAACTGGCATCAGATTCCTGGTCGGTGCCCCCTCCAATATCACCAAAATCAACAGTTAAAGTATCATCCACACCCGCTATTGGACTTTGCAATCTGAGCTGCGAGCCCACATCTAAATTAAAATCGTCCCCGAAATCGTCAGACTCAATAGGAACACTGGCGGCAGTAAAATCGGCCAAGATTGTGCCAGTTGCCGGTGTGGAGGGAGTTCCTACCACTTGATATTCAAATGTATCCAATCCAGTAACAGTAATCTCGGCACTCATTACATTATATTCAGTTTCCACCGCTCCGGAGATTGTAACCGCGACATTATTTGCTAAGTTATGATCATTGGCCGTAGTTGCAGTAGCGGTTTGACCAGACCTTGTTATACTGGTAACACTGATCGATTGCGCCGAAATCGTCGCTGAACTGGTCGTGGTATACTCGTTCCCTGCTATTGTCAAAGTAGTGGAAATCGGTACAACCGTGGTCGCGGTTCCAGTTGCTGCAACATTACCCGTGGCTTGGGTCGCGGCTTGTCTTTCTTTTCCAAAGATATCTGCCCATCTTTCTAGGAAAGTTTCAGTAGCCGTGTCAGGGAAATTCTGTTTAATGGCTTCCAACAACTGCAAATAAAAATCAAAAATCCGATTTGCAAAACTTGTTACAAGAGCCAGTAACCAACTATTTTTCAGGCGCGGATTTGATTCCGGTAATTCCCGTTGTACGTCTGTCTGGGCACGGTTTTCGACTTCTGCCGCTGTTTCTGGTATCTCAAGTGCCATCTATCGTCTTCCTGTATTGTCCCATAGGTCAATAAATCTTCTATCAACTTTATCGCGACTTCTACGTATTAATAATACCAATACTATTTTATCCCTACTTGAATCTACTGTCACGCTTTCAACAGCTATCGATACTGCAAAGCCATCCTCGACAAGCCATTGGAGGGACTTTCTGGCTTCATCTGCGATCCTTTGCAAATTAGTCACAGTGACTCTGGCATGTTCAAATAACCAGATCTTTGAGCCATTTTCGAAGTCCTTGCCTTCACTACCAATCCAGCCACGCCTTAACCTAGCATCGACTATTTCATCTTTGTTTGCACGGCGCTCCCCAAACAAACTATAAAGAATACTGGTATCAAAAAAGTCTGCTGTTTCAATATCTCCCTGAGCATCAATATTGATATCATATAATTGGGTTGTAGCATCTAGGGTCAAAAAGGCATCGGTTACGGCTCCAATTGTCATTGTGGCCCACCCGTATCAACTTCTGTATCACCATCTGAATCATTACCCTGTGGATGGGTATGTGTATTACTAATATCTGTACCGCTGCTAGTGACAGTAGATTCAAGTAGGGATAAAATAGTATTGGTATTATTAATACGTAGAAGTCGCGATAAAGTTGATAGAAGATTTATTGACCTATGGGACAATACAGGAAGACGATAGAT